ACGTCGTGCTCTGTCACCTGTTTGATGGTCTTATCCTTGCCGGTCACAGAGTCGGTGATCGTGTAAGCGATCGTGTACCGGATAATCATGTCAATGTCTTCCGGCAGCGCGTCCATCGTGACGGTTGAAGGGTCTAATACAACCAATCGCGGGATAAGCTTGCCGTCTCTATTCACCGACCCATCCGGCAATATCTTAACGTAGCACGTGCCAGTTTCAGCCCCATACACCGCCGCGCGTTTCAGCAGTTGCATCTTGCGGTTAGCATTCCAAACCTCGTCAATGTATTGTTGCACCGGCGCGTCTGATTCACCAGGAAGATCGAATTGCGGCTCTTTGCCAAACAGCATCGCAACCGAGCGGTCTACCAGTAAGCCAATGAAATTCACAACGATGGCATCATCGGCGGTCTTGATCGGTGCTTTGTGCTGCCCGCGCCGGTAATTGCGGTTCACGCTGGCTACAGTCGCTCTTTGTACAGCCTCACGCCCTAACAGCGGCTCGAGCAACCAGTTTCTGAAATTATCCATTACACCCATAACGCCTCGCTTTTAGTACTCATAAAATGGATTCTTGATAACTTGCACGCGTTCCTGCATTCCACTCCACGCAATAGCCAAACTCATCACACAGTCGTCGTGCATTCCACCAGGCGCGCTGTAACTGAATGACCCGCTTGCATTGCGCTTGCTCTCAAATGACAGCAGTTCACCCACCAGCACAGGCTCGTCTAAGACCAAAATCTGCCCATTTTCGAAGGCTGATTGCAGGCTTTGAATAATTGCCTGCTTAGTCGCCGAAGTGGTTGTAAACGGCACGATATTCAAGCCTCTGCTCACTAACTCGTCAATAACCGGCCGTCCAATCGAGTTAGCCTCAACCACCATCGAAGTCAGGTGATAGCGGTGGTAGACACTTTCCAGCCGATCAATCAGCACCGGATAATCCACACGGTTGAACCTGTCGAGGTAGACCATCTCTTTCGATTCTGCATCCAGCACCGTCACCACCGTAAAATCAACGCTCGAAGCCACGTCCACGCCGGCCACATATTGCCTGCCTGCTTGCGGCTCTTGCGGAGTAAGTATCGCCGCTTCTTGCACCCTACGGAACACGCCGCCGTCTGACTCGATAAATTCAGCCAAATATTCTTGACGGTAAATGATTTCAGGCAGATCACGCCGCGCCGCTTCGACTTCGCTTGCCGAAATGTACGGATTCGATGAAGTCGGGAATGTCCACGATTGCCAGCCCTCCTCGCCATTGATGCCACGCTGATAGTTTTCCCAAAACCAGTTGCGACCTTTCGGTGTACTGATAAATAATGCCTTGCCAAGCCGGTCTGATAGCGCCGGTCTAATAGCCTCCGTCCATGCTTCTTTCCGCATGAACGCGCATTCGTCCATCACCACGAAGTCCAGCCCTTCACCGCGCAACGAGTCGGGATTGTCTGCTGATCTAACTGCCACAAAACCGCCGCCTGGAAGCGTAACCATCCTATCTACCAGCCTGGCCTCTGCATTTGGTATTCGGCGCGCAATTTGCCGCAGTGGTCGCCAACCAACCTCGCTGGTCTTGTAGCTCGGTGAAACCCACCACGCGCGCCCGCCTTTGCTCGCCGCGTCCAGACACTCATTGACTCCAAGCCGCGTCTTGCCCCATCGCCGTCCAGCCGATAGCACTTTGAAACGTGCATCGCTGTTATGGACTTCGAGTTGCCCTGGATGCGGTTGCGCGTCAATCGTTGTTTTCATCATCCCACCTGACAGTCACAGCACCCCCCTCCGCCCCCGTCACTTCCTGCCGCTCAACGTAGCCGCGAGATTTCGCTTTGCGTGACAAAAACCACTTTACATCGGCGGTGTCAACGTCACGTCCTGCCTTTGCTTGCCTTGCAGCGATCTGAATGTTCTGGATTAGAACGCCTTCTGCCAAGTCAATGACGCGCTCAATTTCTTCGTTGTATACCTCTTTGATTGTTGGATACTCCTCGATGTACTTTCTCGCAGTATGCCATTTACAGCCAACACGGTCGGCAATAGTTGAAACAATACCGCCCGTTCCTGGTATTGCATCAATGAATTGCTTTGCCGTGTAAAGTTCTTTACCCATTCGTCAATCTTCGCCAATCAATACCGGCTCGCCGCCCGTCACATCGACCGCTTTCACGGTCGGGTAGTTTTCAATGTACCTCGCGATTGTGTTCCGGCTGCAACCCAAATAACGCGCCGCAGCAGACAAGTTGCCGTGCTTCTCGCGGATTGCCTTAATCATCTTGTCAGAAGTATATTTCTCTGCCATCGCCTTTTAATCCGCTCAACTGCTCAATAACTCCGGCACTCCACCGGTCACATCCACCCACCGCTGAATCGCCACATAACAAGGTAATAATTTATATTGTGTGGTATAATTAGTATTATGAAAAGCACTCAAGTTACAAAAACCTGCACAATATGTGGAGCCTCTTATAAGGTCAAAGCCTATCGCTCTGACACCGCCAAATACTGTTCTAAATCGTGCTGGTCTAATCGCCGTCAACCATACTATAAAACCTGTAAAACGTGTGGCGAGAAGTTTGATGCTATTGACCATCGTGCCAAATTCTGCTCCAACGAATGTGTTATCGAATGGAGAACCGGAGACACATCCCCAGTATGGAAAGGCGGAAAGTCCCTCCACAGAAAGAGAGCGCAGGCTCGTGGCGATCTTGCTAAGTGGCGTAATGTAGTTTACAAACGTGACAATTACACCTGCCAAGTGTGCGGAGCAAAAGGCGGTGATATTCACGCTCACCATATAAAGCCAGTAGCTGATTTCCCAGAGCTTATGCTTGACACTAACAACGGTCAAACCCTCTGCGTATCCTGTCACGAGAACGTTCATGGTCGTAAATTTTCTACTCCTGCAAAATATCCTAAGCACTGCCAGGATTGCGGAGCGGAAACCAGCGGACGGTCGCTTTATTGTCGCTCTTGTTCGATGAGGCACAGCTGGGAAGAAGGCGGTCATTTGCGCTCCATCAATACTGGTGAAACACCGGTCATATCGTAATACCTCTGTAACGCAACTCCGACATATCCCTCTGAAATCTCCACCGCGCGGCACTTGCGCCCCAACCGCTCGCAAGCGATGAGGGTCGTGCCACCGCCACAAAATGGCTCTGCAACTACGTCCCCCAGGTTAGTGCATCCCTCAATATATGCCTCTGGAAACACTACTGGAAACATTGCGGGGTGACCAATGTCGTTGCCTATATGCGGAGGGGAGCGAAATATTGTTCCTAATGGTCTATGCGTTCTAACTTCTTTTGGGTTTGCTCTTTCTAAAGTTCCGTCTTTTTGTCTGTTAGTTATTCCCGTTCGAGTTCCTGGGGTTTTGTTTTCAACAGTAAGATTTAATTGCTTGCGCTTCTTTCCAAAAACAAATATCCATTCATGCTCAATTGGAAACATCGCGGTATTTTGTGCCATAGACCAGGGCTGTTGTCTATCCCATATATTCCACGACAAAAGTTTCAACCCGGCCAGTTCTGCTTCTGCAATATAAGCATCCCAATATCTAACGATTTGATTGTCCTTGCGAATTATGCCAAGATTGACGGCTAATAATTCTGACGTGTCTGCAAAAACGGGTATAAATTTTGTGATGCTTTCAACCTCTAAATCGTTTCCGCCATAATCACGAGCGTCCATGTAAGGCGGCGAAGTAAATAACAACTCCGCCCGCTCCCCTTGCATTACCCTCTCTACCACCGCCTTGTCCGTGCAATCCCCGCAAATCAGCCGATGCTCACCAAGCTGCCAGAGCTGACCTGTTTGAACTTGCCATTTTTCTCTGAGCTCCTCAGCTTTGTCAATCTGCGGCTCAACGTCCTCCGGCGGCTCGTCAGCCCACAAGTCAAGGTCAAGCTCCTGCTTATCAAAGCCCCAGTCGAGCAGGTCGTCAAGTTCGAACTCATTTGCCAGCACGTCAAAGTCCCATGAGCCGGTATTCTTGTTCAGGCGGATGTTCAGCTCTTCAACTTCCTTGTCGCTCAACTCGCGGTCTGGAATCCAGCATTCAATCTCTTTCACGCCACTCGCTTCCAGCACGTGCTTGCGCTGGTGACCCCCGATGATAGTGTGCGCAGAGTCAGCATTGACAATCGGCTTATCTATCATGCCAAATTTATCAAGCGAAGTCTTTAATTGCTTAAATTCCTTCTCAGAAAGCGAACGCGGATTCTTGTAATAATCCGTGAGTTCATCAAGCTGAAAGGAATGCAAAGTCCAGTTTATCTCTGCCAAATCACCCTCGTCTTTACCAGTAATCGCGACCACGTCCACAAACACTCACGCCCACCGATGAAGTCAGTCAGTACCACCGAGTCAAGCATCGTCCTCTTTTCCATCCATATCACCCTGCCTTGCCTTCCAACTCTTCAACGCGGGCAAGCAGCTTCAGCACTCGCTTTTCGAGGCTCTCTACTTGTTCACGAAGCACCTTGTTTTCTTCTTCGAGTGCCTTGATTCGTCTGTCTTTATCAGCGGATTGTCTTTGAGCTTCCAACGCGTCCTTCTTTGTTTCAGCAAGCTCGATCCTGTTTTGCGTTCTTTCATTCTCAAGCTCTTTGACTTTTTGTTCGTATTCTGTGACCCGCGCGTTCAAACGCTCGATCCTTTCCGCAAGCACTTTCGTGGCGGTGTTGTTCATGTTCGTTAGCCATGTAAAAAAGGCAACTAACCCGCTTCCAGTGAGCAGCGCAATAATGACTGCGCCCCAGTCCATGATCAGCCTGCCTTGTTAGCGGCACTCCGGATGGCGTCGTACACCTTGCTGGCCATCAACCCCAGTGCCAATCCAAAGATCACCGCACCGAACCAGCCCGCGTATCCCGTTGGCAGCCCTAAGCTGATCTGGTACGCGATGCCCAGCGCAAGCCCAACAGCAAAACTGGCTGCCGTGAGTGCCTTGCCCTGCAAGCCAAACGCCTTAATGAGCTCAACGATGCCCATTACAACGAAGATGAGCGGCACTCCATTCACGATCTGATCAAACTCCATAGTTCCCTCCAAAAAGTTAAAATAAAAAATCCGACGGCAAAGCTCTGTCAGGCTTCCAATAGCGGTCGGCAAACTCCGCGAATAGCCGATTAGATTGTTGCTATTAGTTTAGCACATTCGGAGTCTGCATGCAAGAAGCGTTATCTGCAAACCCGTTTTAGAAGGTTATTTAGCATCTGATCCGATACAGACCAGTGAAACGCAGTCCCGCAGTGGATGCACACACCGTGCACCTCACGCCAATCTCCATCCCCGATGTGCAGCAGTTCTGCTCCGTTCACTTCAACCAGCTGCCCGATCACCCTGTGGCATCCAACGCATTTAATCGGCTCTCGCATAACTACCCTCTTTTGGCGCTGTGCAGCTCACACCCGCTCGCTTCTCACGCGCATAACATCCCACCCGCGTTTAGCGCACTCGCGGTCGCCAGCCTTGCGCGCCATGTAGGGGGTGTGCGCCTCCACCACGAACCACTCGCCTGTGTCGTCATGCGTGATCTTGTACTTTACCATTTTCACGCTCCTCTCAAATAATCCTCTAAAATCCTGATACCATCCTCAGCTGAGTAAGCCACGCCCGTTTTGAAGCCCTGATCCTCTACGAACGCGCCA